ATATCGTGCTGCTGTAAAGCACATACGTCAAATGCATCACGCAATGAACTGGGCTGTTAGTCCAGATAAAGAAAACCTTGTGTGTGCAGTATGTAAGATACCTTACCCATGTAAAACTATTCAAGTTATTGATGATGACTTGTATGAAGACGGTGAGCAGTAATGAAAAACTTTTTACAGTATGTGCTGTGGCGTATAGAGAAATGGGCATTAGCATCAAAAGGTGAAGAAAATACTATACCACTTAATGGTCGTTTAGTTGAGGAATGGGAATAAAATGAGTAATAGCGCACACGCATTAAATGCATTAAGTAAAAAAGGGTTCCAAATACCAAATAAACCGGTGTATGAAGTGCCGGGGTTGCCTGTAGACATAACAGAGCTTCATGATGAAGATCTTATGGAGCTATTTGTTACTTTAACAAGTTGGACTGACTACGTAGCTCCACAAGTTGCTGTTGCAGCAATTGATGAGCGTGAAGCTGATCGTTATGTATCTGTACTAGAGGCTACTGCCATGGTAAATAACTGGAAGGGCGGTAGCGGTGATCGTGTAACAATTGCTAAGGCTAATATCCTTTTAGACCCAAAAGTGGTAGAGGCTAAGCAAGAGCTAGACGAAAAGCACGCTTACCGTAAGCTAGTAGAAGTATTGCTACAAAACCTAGAGCGTGATGCTGCATTGGTATCCCGAGAATTAACACGTCGTACATCAGATAGTGGAGTAAAGGCCCGAGCAAGGAGGTATTCAGTATGACAAATATAGAGTCAACTAATAATTATTATCAGCAATACACAACAAAAACAAGTACAAATACGGCAACCGTAGCGAAGTCAATTTACAGCATTCCTACTCCACAAACTCCTAAAAGCTTTTCTGAAGAACAGCTAGAAGAATTAGCAGGAGCATTAGAAAATATTCTTCAAGATGCTATGGTTGAGTGCGTAGAAGAATGTTGTGATGATCCTTCTAAAAAACCAAATATTACTGATCTTTCTCGCCTTATTGTTAGTACATTAATTGATACTCTTCCACTCCCCGCAGGAGAAAAAGAAGATCTTTTGTTACAAATAAAAGGGCTAACAAAACAGTTAACTCAATTAAAACAAGCTACTAAAATAGACCAATACAAAGAAGATAAGCACAAATCTTCTTATTATGACCCGCATAATCCATATAAAGAGCATTTTAAGGATAAAAAATGATTATAGGTTTATCAGGTTACGCACAAAGTGGTAAGGATGAAATAGCTAAAGTTCTTATTCAACAAGGGTTTGAACGTGCAGCTTTTGCAGATACTTTGCGGGAAGCATTACTTGCTTTAAATCCTATGGCAGGGTACGGAATATTTCTTAATGATGTAGTAGCTACTGTTGGTTGGGAAGAAGCTAAGCGTTTATACCCAGAAGTGCGCCGTTTATTGCAACGCATGGGTACTGAAGCCGGTCGCAACATTTTTGGTGAACAGATCTGGGTCAATAAGACTCTAGGCAAATTAGATCCCCAAAAGCACTACATCATTACTGACGTACGGTTTCAAAACGAGGCTGACGCTATTCGCGACCTTGGTGGTCAAATGTGGCGGGTAACTCGTCCGGGAACAGGCCCTGTCAATGGTCATTCATCTGAGGTAGACCTTGATAACTACGGGTTTGATTACACTGTAGAAAACAAAGGTGATTTACGAGAACTTGAGGTTTTAGTACTTGCTTTAGTAAAGGCATCTGCATGAGTGTTAAATCATTTGGTGATAAGTCAACTTTAAAAGGCGAAGTCTATGTGGGCATAGATCAGTCTTACACCGGTTTTGGCACAACCATTATAGATAAAAAAGGTAACTATTACACTGAGGTATACAAAGCAGAGGGCGAAGGCATAGAAAAGCTTTGTAATATTCGTAATTATCTTGAAGATCTATTGTCAGAATACCAGGTAGCCAAAATAGCAATAGAAGGTTACGCCTTTGGAAGTCAAATGTCTCATATGCTTGGAGAACTTGGCGGAATGGTTAAGCTTCTTATCTTTGATCTTTACCCAGATAATGATGACGTTAGGTCTCCAATCATTGTCCCTCCTCCAAGTCTCAAAAAATATATTGCCGGCAAAGCAACTAAAACAACTAAAAGTCAAATTTTGTTACAAGTCTATAAAAAATGGGATGTGGAATTTAATGATGATAATGCCGCAGATTCTTATGGATTAGCTAGAATTGCTCGAAATAAGCATGATTTTGAGTACGAAAAAGAAGTTTATGATAAGTTAAGCACTAAATAGTGGTAAAGTCTTTAAGAGGGCGCTCAAAATAACCGGAAAACTAAGGAACAAAACTCGTGAGCGAAATTCAAAATAAAGACGAAGAAAACTACCTTCGGGTAGGTGGAGGCTCAAATCCACAATCTGTAGGTTCAGCAATTGCACATGCATTGTACGAAACCCCTACCGTAAAGATTAGAGCCGTAGGCGCATCAGCCGTTAATCAGGCTGTAAAAGCTATTGCAATTGCCCGAGGGTACGTTGCACCAAGAGGCTTAGACCTAGTGTGTAAGCCAGGCTTTACAAATGTGGAGTCAAGAGAAGGTAAAATCTCAGCTATCGTGTTTACTATTACCGCGAGTTAACGCTGATATTTTCACCTGAAGGGCTTAACGTTTATATAGCAGTACAGCTCTCTATTCTAGAATGAGGTAATAATGGCTAATTCTTCGGAAAATGTCGATGAAGCTTTGGCAGGTTCTCCACGTGAAACCATGGGAACATCGGCTGCATCTTCTGCAGCTTTTCCTTCCGCTACTGAAACCGGTAACGCAACTCTAGCACCCCGTGGAAATGTACAGGCTGGCGATCCAGCTATGTCACCAAAGGTACAAAGATCTGCAGAACCATACCAAAATATTTATGGTCAGCCAGGTTCAGAACGCAATGGTGCACGTTACGGAATTGCAGTTAACACTGTAATCCCAACTGCCCCAGAAGCAGGCGCTACTCAAGCCAGTGGTCGTATCGTTCAGTCTGCGGTTAATCGCAGTCGTTCGGTATTTGACGACGGCATGGGTTCGTCATATATTTAAGTCATAACTAAATAATTAGTATTTGAGGTGGCCCCTCGGGGCCATCTCTAACTTGGGATAACTATCGGAGGATAAATGTTGGCTAGTGCCATAAAAGAATTTAAAGAACAACGCTTGCTTATTACTAAGCGTTGTGTAGTTGGTGAATGGGTTGCGGCTCTATCAGAAGAGGATCAAGAATCTTTTAGTAATATTGCTAAAGACCCTATGATGGCTACTCGAGATATGCATCAAATTTGTCGTTCCGTAGGTGCTACATTTAGCGTAGAATCTGTACGCCGTCACCGTAACCAGGAGTGCGCATGTCTCTAAGCGATGCAATTAATAAAATTAAAACCGGGCCAGAATGGCCTGTAGTACAGCCTGCAGCACCGGTTAATATTACCGGCTATGCTCCAGCACCTAAATCTCCAGCACTTGTTGGTGGTTGGAAAACTGCTGTTATTCTTCCTGATCCTCAAATTGGCTACCGTCAGTTTGATGATACTGGTCTAGACCCTTTTCATGACGAAGCAGCTATGAGTGTTGCACTGCAGATTCTTGCTGCAGAGCAGCATGAAAATGAAGTACACCAAGTTGTTAACCTAGGGGATTTTTTAGATCTTCCAGCACAAGGTAAGTACGAACAAGAAGCAGCTTTTGCTCAGACTACTCAACATGCTATTGATCGTGGTCACTTATTTTTGCAAGAACAGCGTGCTAATGCTCCAAAAGCTACAGTTGTATTGCTTGAGGGTAATCATGACCGCCGTATGCAAAAATTTGTACAAGCTAATGCGCTATCTGCTTTTGGGTTAAAGCGAGCTAACATGCCAGATTCATGGCCTGTTATGTCTTTGCCGTATCTTTTACGCCTAGATGAAATTAATGTAGAGTACATTGACGCCTACCCAGCAGGCATGTGGTGGATTAACGACAAGCTACGTGCAATCCATGGCGACAAGGTAAACTCAGGTGGCTCAACCGCTATGAAGTACACCAATGAGATGCCACATATCTCTACAATCTTTGGCCATATCCACCGCCAAGAGATCCAGTCCAAGACTACTTTTGATCGTGAAGGTCGTATCAAGGCTATGGCAATTAGTCCAGGGTGCCTATGCCGTATCGATGGTCACGTACCTAGTGTCAAGGGTTCAACAGACTCTAATGGCAAGCCAGTAACCTACTGGGAAAACTGGCAGCAGGGTATTGCTGTCATTCGCTATAAGGATGAAGGCTCATTCCATGTAGACTTAGTTCATATAGATGAGGGCAAAACTCTTTATAAAGGTCAAGAATTTATCGC